ACCACCACCGCCACCGCCGCCATTTCCACCTACTCCACCTGTTCCACCGACTCCTGCTGTTCCTGCTCCTCCATTGGAGCCAATCGCAGCGATGCCACTACCACCACCACCGCCGCCGCCTCCTGTTGCATTCAAAGCTCCACCAGAGCTTGCTCCGTATGCTCCGCTTCCACCTGCTGCACCTGCGGAACCAGTATTTCCGCCGCCACCACCACCACCTGCAAAAAAGCCAGACCCACCGACTTGCCCTAAGGGGCCGCCCGATCCCGCACCGCCACCGCTTGTCACATTTGAAGTTCCCACAGTGTTGTAACTCCCTCCTGCTCCTCCAAAATAATATAAAAAGCTGGAACCTGCACCACTGCTTGTTGTACCTCCGCCACCAGCAGAGCCATTGCTTCCTGCTAATGCGGTAGCCTGACTACCACCACCACCGCCGTAAGCGTATAACCCTTGACAAGCAGTCACGCCGCCCGTGCTATCTGTGGCTCCACCTGCTCCAATTGTCAGCGCTGTAAAGGCTGGCACATATCCTTGAAGGACTGCCGCAGCACCTCCACCGCCACCGCCGCGGCTAGAAGCTGAAGATGCAGTACCTCCACCGCCCCCACCACCAGCCACGACCACATAAACTTGCGTGACTGGAAAGGAAAGCCCACTCTGGCTTGAAGTGTAAGTATTTCTCAAAGTCAATCCTGCTGGCACTGCGATTGGGAGAGTTGTTGGTGATGATGTTGCCGCTGGAATTGTTGTTGAACCCATTACGCTATCTCCTCTGTAATCGCGTGAAACTTAATATAATTAATTGCTTTGTTCATATTTTCCACATCCTCCTTGAGGAGTCCAATAGCGGTGTTGCAGTTTTTGCATAAAAGCCCACGTACTTTATTAGTATCGTGGCAATGGTCTACGGCTAGGTTCATACCTGTATCGCAAGATGTAGCACAGATAGCGCATACTCCTTGTTGTGCTTTCAACATCTCATCGTATTGTTCTAGGCTAATGTTATACTTTCTTAAGTAATCATTATTTCTGCCTCTTTGTTTAGCGGTTTCTGGATTACGCTCTCGCCAACGGCGAGAAGCTTCTCTCCTATCTTGCTTTTGCTTTTCAGTTAGAGTCGGCATCCTAGGATATTTCCACTCCGCTGATATGAAAGCTAATTGATGTTGCTGAAGCTCCACCAGTAATAGTGTTAGTTGTTAATAAGGCTTGTTTTAAATCAATGTACACAGTTGAGTTTGCAGCAATAGCTGTTGTTGTATGAAGTGCAACTTGACCTGCTGACGGGCCCATTGCTAAGGTAAACGTACCAGCAGTACCAGCAGTATTAACTACGGCAATATTAGACACAATAGTGGTTGTGCTAGCAGGTACTGTGTATAACACAGTTGTTGTGGTTAAAGACGCAGCCGTTCTTGCTAATACTTGCGGTGTTGCGGCCATTTTATAGTGCTCCCATCATTAAGGTAATTATTTTATCATTAATATTGCCTATTGAGTTTGTTCCAGTAATTGCAGGAGCTGTTAAAGACGGGGTAGATATTGTAGGAGAAGATAACGTAAGACCAGATACAGAGGTCGTAGTGCCGCCCAAAGACAGGGCTGTAGAACCAAGGGTAGTAGTACCCGTGGCGTTAGTTCTGGCTCTTGTCATTTATTCTTCTTCCTTTATTCTGTTGGCACTTCGGTTGCAATAAAATTACTGCCATCCCAAGTCCAGCCAATTCTAACAGGGTTTTGTTCTGTGTATTCAACGCAAGTTGTATTTGTTAATTCTTGAGCAATGCTTAAAGTATCTGCAACAATAATGTTAACAACTACACCGTCTTCAATTACTGCAAAATTAGACATGTTTTCTCTCCTTAGATAATTACGTAAAGAACACCAGCAGTTCCAGCGCCGCCTGTTCCTCCCCCACCACCAACAGGTGTTGCACTTGATCCGCCTCCTCCAGCGCCATACCCAGTTGCAGAAGAACCATTAGAGCCAGCGGTGTTGATTCCTGAAGGCAGACTTCCGCCCGCACCTCCAGTACCAATACCAGAACCTGCTCCACTACCACCACCAGTAAACCCAGTAGAGTTAACTCCACCGCCACCTCCGCCACCCGTGGTACCTTGGGTAAAGAATGACAAACTCGTTATGGTTGCTAAATTGCTTGTAGCAGCTCCAGCTGAGTACATGCCTCCACCTGTTGCACCATTTGGAGTTCCTCCCGTTGTACCCGCACTATAAATTCCTCCCGTTCCTCCAGTAGCGTTTGTTAAACCTGGAAAAGTAGAAGTGCCACCAGCGCCGCCCGCATTTGTAGTGGGGTTACCAGCAGTACCCGCCGCTCCAATAACGAGAGCAGCACTACCTGTTAATACTAGTCTTCCAAAAGATATTCCGCCAGAACCGCCACCAGCGCCACCGCCACCTCCAGAAGTTGCAGTGCCACCGCCCCCGCCACCACCTCCAACTAATACACAGTAGGCATACCCAGATAAAGTTACTGTTTGTGAGGAAGTAAATGTGGATAGTGTCCCACTGACAGGGGCTACCGAAACACCCGTCAGGCTTATTGAGATAACAATATTAGTACCTGTATTAGTCCAGTACTTAATATTAGTGGGAACAGAGGAAAGATTTACGGATACAGACCCACTTACTGTTGTTGCAGCTGTTATATATGTTGTTCCGTTGTAAAATTCAACGGTTGCGTTAGTTGAAGACACACATGTGATGGTGTAAGTACCCGCAACAAACGGTGCTGTAGCTTCATATAAAGTATTCGCTGCTGATGCATTAAACGTTTGTGCAACAGATGAGGGAGAAAGCGAGGAATAACTGATAGCCATTAAGAGACTCTCCATCCGTAGGCAGAGCCTACATATACTAAGTTGACTGCAGCGTATGCTTTATCAATAGTTAGTGTTGTTGCTTGACCGTTTATATTTGATGAGTTATTTGCAACTGTAATGTTATTGGTCGCTGAGTTTCCTGTGGAGTCAAATATGTGAATTTCTGAACCCAATGCAGGAGACGCTGGAAGAGTAAGGGTTCTAGCTGCGGTGGTATCTACCATATAAGAGTTACCAGAGGCTAATGTAATATTAGAAGATGTGGCAGTTGCTGGAAATACAGGAGAAGCAGAAGCTGAAGCCCACTGAACACCCGTACTAGTTGACTGAAGATACTGACCGCTTGTTCCTGTAGAGGAGTTAGCAGTAAGAGTTCCAGTAAGAGTTAAATTATTTGCTGTCAATGCAGAGATGGTGCTTACTGTTGCGCCAGAGGCAATTGATGTGGAGCCAAGTGTAGGAGCAGAGTAAACGGTGGGAGTTGCCCATTGAAGGCCCGTAGTCTGACCAGATGCTGCAGTTAATACTTGACCGTTGGTTCCTACTGAAAGGTTAGTGAAAGTACTAGCCCCAGTTCCTGCTACAAGGTCGCCTTTAGCTGCAAAGTTAGACGCTTGGACAGCGTTAGCTACGTTAAATGGAGAAAAAGAAACAATTTCTAGAATATCTGAGGCCGCCAGAGCCGTAAGGCCTGTGATGGAGGAACCATCTGTTGCGGTGTAATCTGTACCACGAACAAGAAGGGCGCCATTAAGAAAGACTTGTTCTTTTCCTGGGGTATAAGAAAGCGTGGCTCCGTTGGAGTCTGCGCCTGTCTTAGAAGTCTCACTACCCGTTGCTATATAAACATAAGTGTTTATCGTAGCAGCTGAGACGTTGACGTTAGATACTGTCATATTAAGATATTTCGCTTCCGAACATTGTAAATGAAAGGGTAGCTGCTGATGCGTATACAGTGACTATATCTGTTGCACCAAGTGTCAAACCAATAGTTAAAATTGTTGAATCGTTGGCGTTTACCGATGCGCCGTATACAATATAGTGCTGTACAGCAATGGTGGCTCCAGCAGGGCGCACTGCAATTCTAAATGTTGCAGTAGAAGCGGCTTGATTGCATACAACAATGGTAGACACCACCGTTGAAGTTGATGCTGGCACTGTATATAGGTTGGTATTGGTAACGGCTGTAAGAGTTGCTGATCCGTTTCCCGTACTACCAGAAGAACCTGTTTGTGCTAGAACTTTATAAGCGGTTGCCATGGGACTCCTTATTGGTGGTGGTTCAATTATGACTTATTACAAAGTACCTGTGGTGGTAAAACACTCGTTGTTTCTTACAACTAATCTTGGGTTTACCCATATCTGATCTTCCATTTTAACTCCCCATTCATGGGAAGTGTCTACCAACACAAACCCATTAAGGCCCATAAATTCAACAATTTTATCACTAGTCACGTGATCAGGATGAAGTTGAACTTTTTCCGTTTCTATATGGAGTAGTTTAACATCTTTAAGGCGTTCACCAAAACCCTGAAGAACTTGCCAACTATACCCTTCCGTATCTATTTTTACCACATCAATAACGCCCAAATCTGAGGTTTTTATAAGAAGAGTATCTACCCTACTAGTAGGCACAATAATTTCTTGTGTTTTTCCTACAAAGTAGGAAGCGGGTGGGTCAATTGAGGTGTCTTTACTGAATATAGAAGATGTGCCCAAAATTTCAATGTTTTCGTCCATTACTTGAGTAAATTTGGTTTCTCCATCTGTATCTGTAATGGCACAGTGATAAGTATGCATCCATGGATAATTACTTCTTACAAGATCAAAACATATGGGGTTTGCGTCTATAGCTAATACTTTTATTCCTTGTAGTTCTTTATATAGATAGAAAGCGTCCTTTCCATCACGAGTACCTATATCAATAATAAGCGGGGCTTTACCCCCAAAATATTTACGGTAGTTAGTTACTACTGGCTCCAATGGGTTTATATATTCTGACGTATCATCAATACTTTTTAGGTTATTATGAATGGAAATTCTATAAATCTGATGTATATCCTCTTTTAAAAGCTCTTTCATTATATTTATGGATTCATCTTTACGACCTACCCACCAACCGCTAACCGCTTTCTCAAAACGAAGACCGTATTTTCCTGGGTATTCGACCTCCACAGGAAGTGCTCCAAAATTTATCTGACCAAAAGATAGCCCAACTTCTGCCGCAGTATACGATTCTTGCCACTTTTGATTGCGCTCATACCAACGAGATAGCAAAAACCACGCTTCAGGACGTGAAGGTAAGTAGGCAATAGCTTTTAGATATAAGTTAACTACTGTAGCTTCACGATTTTTTTGGCTAGAAAAACAGTGCGCCGATTTTAATAAAGAAGCATATACGTATTCTGGGTGAGAGTAATAGCCGTATTCTGCTGTTCTTAAATAAAAAGATACAGCAGAGGCAGTTTGACCAATATTTTCATATTCTGTGGCTATATCAAAACTTAAAGTAGGATTAAAAGGATCGTTAGAAAGCGCAATAATAAGACTATTGATACGGCTATACACTAAGAGCCTCTGCAATCATGTCATCCACTACTTGGCTAGGAACTTCTACTATAAAAGCTGCGTTATCTTGAAAGCCAAATGTTATAAGTAGCTTTTTATTATATACAGCTGCACCTGCAGCAAACTCAATTTGGCCGTCTAAAAAAGACCAAGATTCAGGAGAGACTCCAACAAGATTAAATTCCTTATCCCATACGCATAAACGGTGACGATAGGTGCCATTTTTTTGTTGAAGGTAATTTTTAAAAAGAACAACTTCATGCGTAATAGCCAAATAGTATTCTCCCCAAGTAACCAGTTGAGAACCGCCACGTTGATCAGCGTTTACTGCTTTACCTGGGATAACACTTATCTGCTCACATACAGGTTTGTCTGGGTTAGCCTTTACTATCTCTGTTGGCGAAGTCCATTTAACATACTCAAACTCTCTATCAAGAATAGGCATCCAATTTTTTTCACAATATGAGTTTTCATCTACTGGCGCTGGAATACGAACTCTTTTTATTTCTTTAGCCGTCCAATTATTTTTATCTATATATAATTCTGATAATTCCATTCTACCCTGCCCGTTAGTAGTAGTGTCTCTACGGACTCCTGTGGCATAGTACTTTCCATCCCACTTAACTAAACGCGCATCTTCTTCTCCTACAAATGTCCAAATAGGTTTTACATCCAATTTTGTAGTGTCAATTAGAGTGTAATTAATAATATTGTAATCCGCATCTAAGCGGCAAAAATAGTTCGCAGTAACTAAGCGTTGGTCTTCTTCTGGGTGTAAATACGATAAAGGCCCCCAAATACTAGGAAAACGTTGATCATTTTCTGAGTGGTAAAGTGTGTAGTTTATGTGGCGCAAAATACAAAGAATGTCACCGTCTTCATCTATAAAAACAGACGGATTCATTAAACCAGTGCCATTGGTTATGTCAGCTGGAATAATAAGGGGTTTTAATTTACCGCCTTTTTCTACCGAACGCTGTACCAAATTCATGGGGCGCAGTCTATCTTACATTCCTCCCAAAAGGAATGACTCTATGTACAAACCTGGATAATTTCCAGCAGTTATATTTCCAGTAGTTGTAAGGCTTGTACCAGTTGCAGCTCCAATGTTTGGAGTTACAAGTGTAGGAGAAGAAGCAAATACTAAAGAACCAGTTCCTTGTGTTCCAGTTACGGTTCCCTGAAGGTTAGCGCTAGAGGGTGTTGTTAAGAATGTCTGAACACCCGTACCTAAAGTAAATGAAAAACCACCTTGTGTACCTTGTAACCCTTGAGCACCTTGTGAGCCTGTTGCTCCTTGCGCTCCTGTGGTTCCTTGAAATCCTTGAATGCCCTGTATTCCCTGTGTACCTTGAGAACCAGTAGCTCCTTGGCTACCTGTAGCTCCTTGAGCACCTGTTGATCCTGTTGTTCCTTGGGAACCATTCGTGCCTTGGGTACCAGTTGTTCCTTGAGAACCCGTGGTTCCTTGCGGACTTTGGATACCTTGAGTGCCTTGTGCTCCTGTAGTTCCTTGCGTACCAATAGAGCCTTGAATACCTTGAGCACCTGTTGTACCTGTTGTTCCCTGAGTTCCAGTAGAGCCTTGCGTACCTGTAGCTCCTTGAGCACCTGTTGATCCCTGAGCTCCAGTTGTTCCTTGGCTACCAGTTGTGCCAACCGTACCTTGAGCTCCAGTTGCGCCTTGCGCTCCATTGGCTCCTTGCGCACCAGTTGTTCCCTGTAATTGTATTCCTTGAGTTCCCTGTGCTCCTTGAGCACCTTGCAAACCAGTTGTTGCAAAGTTCCAAGAACTATAAAAGGTGCCTGTTGTTCCCTGTACTTGAGTTACGTTAACGTTAATGCTTGAATCCAAAGTTAAACT